GATGGTGATGTGTTCGGACATTGCGATTCCTTGCGGATAGGGTGGCCGGGATCAGTCGAGCAGGTTGCGCGCGATGGCACCGAAGGATTGCGTGGCACGCACGAACCCCTGAAAATCACCATTGGAGCTGAGCAGCGAAGGCCGCCCGGCAGCAAGGCGTTGACGCAACAGATCGCTGCTTTCCGCCTGGTCCTGCGCGGAATCGGCAGCCATGCCGGCGGTGAGTGCTGCAGCTGAACCCTCATCAGGTGAGACGCCGCTTGCGGCCATGCGCGCCCTTGTTGCGGCAATGGTGCGTGCCATCACTTCCTGGCGGGCGCGTTGTTGTGTGGCGGTTTGGGTTGCCATGACCTGTTGTTGCGCCGCTTGCTGCTGTTGCGCCGCTTCCTGCTGTAGGCGCACTTCAGCCTTGCGTTGGCGCTGCTGCTGAACTTGGCCATAGACGGATGCACCAGCCAAGGCGAGGCTGGCGATGGTCGCGATTTGTGCCATCAGTCATTCATCCTGATTTCGGTTGTGACAGAAAGCAGCGTCATCGGCAGCGGAGCCGCGCCGGTGATGCGCCAAAGGGGGGCGATGCGATCCCTTCTCCATCCCATGCCGCGCAGCGTGGCATCGCCGGTGAAGGGTGTTGGTGGCGCATCGAAGTGATCAACATTGAAGCGCTTGAGCGCGAGCGCTTGCGGCCCCTTGCCAAGATCCACATTCACCGCAGGCGTTTCCAGCAAGCGGAAGGTGACTGCGACCAGGCGCGAAGGGCCAGTGGCGCTGCCAGCGGCTGTGATGAGATCAGCGGGCAGGGGTTCGATTTCATGCGTGAAGGGAAGGCCAATCGCAACCTGTGTGGCCGGCGCATTGAGCGTGACAGCGCCGCCCGAGACAATCGCGCTGGGACGCACCGCTCCATTGGCGACGATGGCGACCTGCCGCCCATTCAAATGGGCAAGGCCGGTCCAGGTGGATTTTGGCGTGATGGAAGTACCGGTCAGTCCAGCATCCTGCATCAACCCATCTTCAAAACGCTCAAGCGAAATCCCATTGGCGCGTTCAATCACGCACCAAAGCGTGCCTTCCACTTCCGTGATGGCGCGAAAGCTTCCGCTGGTTTCCTGACGCGTCCAGGCGGTGACCTGTTCAGCGCGATAAAGCGTGAGTGTAGCAAGCGCGCCATCTTCCATCACCAGATGCAAAAGCCGCGCACGCTGATCATAGGCCATGGCGCGTGGTGACTTGATCAGGTGACGGCCGAGGATCGCAAGATCATTCGCCTGATAGGCCTGCTGCACCTGGGTATAGGCGAATTCATAAACACCCTGTCCGCCGCGTGAGACGAAAATGGTTGACCCATCCACATCAATCGGCGGCACCAGCCGATCCACCGGTGAACCGACGCGGGTTTGGCGGTTGATCTGAATATTGGCGGGTGTCAGCGGGTCACCTGTTACCATCCATTCCGCGCCAGAAGTGAAAAGCTGCAAATGCTGGCCGGAAAAGACGCCGCGAATGGCATTTACCTGATCTGAGAGCAGGCTGAAGGCAATAGCCTCATCATCCAGGCCCGTGCCGGGATCGAAGTTGAACAAATCACCGGTACGGGAAAGCCAAAGCCGGTTGGGCAGGTCGCGCGAACCACCAATCACCAGCCTGTCCTGATGAAAGCAGCAGGTAACGGGCCAGCCGCGTGCAGTGCTGAAGGCGGCTTCATCCCAATCCTTGGTGGCCGCCGTGCTGCTGAGCGGTTGTTCGACGCTTGCAACAAGAGTGCTTGGTGAATTCACGGCCGCAACCACCACGCGCTTGCCACCGATGCGTAGCCGCACACCGATATGCTCCACCGCGAAAACCGGTGCGCTGGCGCTGATGGTGATGGTGCCATTCAGCGCACTTGGCGTCAGCGTGACTTCTGGTGCTGCAAAGCGGAAAAACGCATCCTGTGAGAAGGACCAGGGCGTGATGGACCAGCCCGTATTGCTACGCTTGACCTTCTGCGGGCGCATATCGGGGTGCGTCAGCAACAGCGTATCGGCATTCTGCGTGAAACCGATTTGCGGCAGCATGGTTTCGGTCCATGGCGCCGGCAGTTCCGCTATTTTCAGATCGGCGGCGTAGATGGCAAGCTTCCCGTCCGTCAGCACCATCAGATAGGTCTGTTCGGTATTGAATTCGAAAGGCAGCAGCCGCGCGGTTCCAGGCAGCATCGCAACATGGCGCAGCCCCGGCCGGCGCGTAACGCCGCCGGTTGGTTGGATCACGACATTGCGCAGGCGCCTTGCACCATTTTCATAGGCGCGCAGATCGGCGCGGCCCAGCAATTCAGGCGCCAATTCGCCGGCGGTGAAGCTTGTTTTGGTGCGCTTGATGGCGGGCATGGATCAACCCCTGACCGAAATCAGCGGAAATGACCCAAGTGCGGTGGCGCTGGCCTGTTGGCTATCGGCGCGGCGCGCGCTGCGGAGTTCGGCCTCGGCAAGACGCGCGAGCAGTTCGGCGCGCGAGGTGTTTTCTGTCAACGGCAGACAAAATTCCGCAGCCAGGCGCGCCAGCAGTGCAGCGGCGAAGAAGGGTGGAAAGCTGCTTTCATCAGGGCGGAAGATATGCGTGAGCGCCACCGCTTCCACATCTGTCAGCAGCTTGCTGCCCTGGATGCGATACAGAAGTCCTGTCGCACGCCCCGCCGTGCCGGCAGAAATGGCGCGCAGGAAGTCGGGCGGCAATTGGAAGGCGTAGCGAAATTCCGCGCTCGGGCTTTGCGCCAGGCGCGGCAGGGCGGCTTGTGTGGTCGCGAAAGACCAGGGGTGGGAAGCAAGCAGGGCATCGCGCACGCCAGAATAAAGGCTTTTCGCGACTTCCCCTTCGGCGGTGCCATCCTCGAACGAGGCGATGGGTTGCGCGCCAATCTTGATCAATGCGCTTGCGCATAGCGTGATGGCGGTCAGCGCCATGGGATGCTCTCCGATGTTGGGGGAAGGGGGCGCGGGCGGCATATCCACCCGCGCCAAACGTCGCGCTTATTCCTTGGCGCGCATCCGAACGACTCCCGTTGGGTCAATCATGACCGCGCCCTGGGACATCATGTTATTCACGAAATGCGCGGCGCGATCGCCGTGCCAGGTGATATCGGTCATCACTTCGCTCGCCACCGCATGACCAATCGCGGTCTTGTGGTAGAAATAGCAATAGCGCAGCGTACCGGATTTGGTCAGGCCGGAATGCGGCATCCAGAGCGCGCCTAGCCAGCGCTTGGCCTGTGTACCCTTCCAGGGCAGCGCGTCATCCCCGACATATTCGGTGCTGGCGAATTCTGGAATTTGCAGCAATTCGGACCATTGCTTCCACCCGACAACGGCGAAGCGCTGGCCATCATCCGGCACATCGGCCGCACCCAGCATTTCAAACGCCATCAGGATTTTCTGCTTGGTGAGGCCATCCGCATCAGTCAGGCCCACACCAGTGCCGAGCGCTTCCTGGGTCGCAGCATCAAGGGCTGCGACGATCAGCTCATCCGTCTTGCGGCCAAGCGCATAGGCACCCGCATTGGCGATGACGCTGCGTTCATCGATATTGCTCTTGATTTCATCGAGCTTATCGATCCACTCGCCGGCGTAGTAGTCCTGCAGGAAGCATTCCGCATTGCTGTAGGTAAGATTCATCACCGGTACGGCGCCATTGCGCGCCTTAGCGGCGGCGGTGCCCTTGCCGACACGCGGAAAAATGGTGGAAGCACCCTTTACACCGGTCTTGCTGCGCACGGTAGGGCGCAGCTTGCTGCCCTGGCGCTGATAGGCTTCAGCGACTTCGGCTTCGAATTGTTTGACGAAGGCTTCTTCAATGGTTCCGGACATGCGTTTGCCTGTCTTTCATTTGGGGTTGAGGAAAATCGCCGCGCCGGTTGACGCCAAGGGCCGGTTTCAGGCGAAGGCCCGCCACGCCCTTTTGGGGTTGTGTGGCGGCAAGGGGGTGGGGCGGGCGCGTGCTTAGCGAATGTCTATGGAGCCTTCGCTCAACAGACATTCGCTAGATTTTTCCCTGCTCGCATTTTCCGAGTTGCCAAGTGAGTCCACTTGGTTTGAAAATGCTCCAGGGGTTAACCGCACCCGCCCCCTTCGGTCGGGACGAGCTATGAATTGCTCAAGCCCCGCCGGAAGCTTGATCAGCCGCCAACCATGCGGCGGAAGCCATCCGTTACGCGTTTCACGAATTCCGGTTCGCGCGTGCGCCAATAGCGCGGGTCGCGCATCATTTCGCGCAGCGCCACCTCATCGGTGGCCGGTGCCGCATCGGCCTTGCGCGTGACGGCGGGTTCGCCCTTTTCCATCATGCGATAAAGCGCCATGACACCTTCTGAGGTGGTGGAGAGCGCTTCAAACACTGCCTCCGGCAAATTGGCGCGACCCCAGGCAGAAAGCTGTTGCGCAACGCGGCGGAAGCGTTCTTCACCGCCAAAGTGTTCACGGAGTTTCTCCACCTGGCGATCGGCTTCGAATTGCGCAGCTGCTTCCGCGATCATCGGCAAAAGGCGCTCAGCGGCCAGATCATAGACAAGCTGTGCCTGTGCCGGTGTGAAGCCCGCTTCATGCAGGCGCTTGTTTACATCGTCATCCGCGCAGCAAAGATCATGCTTCGCTGTGATTTGGTATTCACCGGGACTGTCGGGAATACCAAGGCTGCGGCGAAAGCGCTGCACTTCTTCTTCTGACGCATCGGCGCTGGGTGGTGCGATGCGCTGTGACAGGCGGCGTTCCAATTCGCGGTAGGATTTCAGCAGCGCATCCACGCGCAGCTGGCCCGCTTCGGAATCCCAGAATTTCTCTGGCACATCTTCGGGGCGCGTTGATGGGTTGGGCTGGTCGCCAAGCGCATTGGCCAGCAGATCCTCGGGCATGGGTCTTACTCCTGATGGGGGGATGAGAGCATTTCGGCGGGGGTGCCGAGGGTGCGGGAAAGCCAACGTGTCGTGGCGGGGATATTGATTTCAGCCACCGCTTGCGGGCCAAGGCCGCGGAGCGCTTCCAGGAATAACAGTGCATTCGCCGCATCGGCGCGGCCCTGCACTTGTGCGAGAGGGCTGCGATAACGCAGCACCGCTTCGCGGCCATCCAGCAATAGCGGCGCGATATCGCCACGCCGACGCAGGATCGAAATGCAGCGCGCGATCAGCGGTGTCAGCAATTCCGCCTGCAGCCGCCCGTAGGTCGCGCCCAATAGGCGTGATGTTTCGGCGGCGCGTTCCAACACCTCGGTCGCGGTCATGCGCTGGTCACGCTGCGGGCCAAGACGGTCTGCGAGCAGCGCCGTACGAATGCGTGCGCGC